AACGTTCCTGCAAAGATTAAGAATGCGTTGAAGGAAGAGGCAAATAAGGCTCGTAAGCTTGCTGAAACATTCGCAATGCGTAAGGATTGGGATTCAAAGAACTTCCACGAAACGCTTGCAAATGCAATGGATACACTAAATGGCTTCCTCGATAAAGGAACGATTTATGGTATTAAAGAAGCACAAGTGTTTATGACAAGTTTAATGAGCCCATTTACAAACAAGATTCCACCAGAAGTAATTAAGTTTGTAGCATCCGGCGGTTCGCTACGCTCATTAAGAAGCTATATGAATGATGTTAAGGCACCACACACTGGTACAGTGTTTCAACAAGACAGCAACGGAGTAAAGTAATGTCGTACGAATTAACGAAAAAGAGATTTTATGAAGCAGCAGGTATTGAGGTTGAACTCTGTGAAGATGGAGAATGGAGACCAAAAAAGGGGTTCTTGCTTGATAAGCCTGTAAAGCGTAAAACAAAGAAATCATCTACTCTAAAGAGCCTTGACAGAAAATCAAAGAAAAATTCATTGAGGGAATTCTTTGACGTTGCTGGTGTTTCAGATGAATCATTAGCGCAAAAGTTAATTGAAAATGAAGGCAACTAACGATGAAAGTCTCGGAGCTATTTGAGAAGTCATTGATTGCTCCAAGCAGTTTCGATAAGACTGGCAGTCCTATGAAGTTGCCAAATCAATATAAAAATGTCGACTATGGTAAGGCAACAAAGGCAAGACCAATGACGATAACAGTAAGAAGTTCAGGCAAAGGTCATCAAGTTTACGGTCGTCGGACAATAATGTCAAAGTGAGGTAGTTGTGGATAAAAAGTTAACGTTTCTAGAATTTCTTCAACTTTCCGAAGCAGAGCTAAAGGCTATGGCTCCAGCAAATGTTGCTGTTCGCAACAAACCAAACTTAATTGACAAGAGCAAGCCTCTTGATCCAGATTCATATGAGTATCGTCAACGTTGGAGAGGCAAGCCAAAGACAAAGGCTGGTCGTGAAGCACATGAAGTTGCTTATGATGTTAAGAAGAATCATGAGAAGCTTGCAAAGAGAAAAGAAACTTCGTCTGACTTTAAACCATTGAAGGGATATCTTTCACCACGTCCACCTCGTGAAGGCAACCGCAACTGAGGTTAGCAAATGAAAGTAGTTGAAATTCTTAAAGAGGCTAAGCAACCTGCTAAGAAAACGAAGAAGATTCCAAAGCCAAAGCCTCGTCCCAAAAAGAATCTCTGGTTCCAAGATAAAAATCATTGGCATAATGATTTGACATTCGTTCATGGTCATGGCAATCTTCAAATTCACCATCCAGCTGATGAAGAGGATGAAGAGTCTCGCGATTACTATGCAACTGGTCCAGATGGAAAAATAACGTGGGGTGTGTGGAGAGGAAAGCAGAAGCGTGGAATCACATTCTACCAACCAAGACATATTGCTTATGTTAAACATCCAAGAGTTAAGCTAAAACAATTGGATACAAGTGGGGCAGACACAAATAATATAACTTCCCCACCAGTAATTCGCCCCTAAAATTGCAGAAAGAATAAGGGAGTTTAACTTTCCGTTGACTTACCATATATACAATAGTAGAGTGCACTCCAAGTGAGACGTTTTACGACTCATGAATGGGACGCAAAGCGACCCAAGAGTAATTAACTGAAGGACAGGAAGAACGCAAATGTTTACAAGACTATCACAACATCAATCATGGCAAATATCGCAGCGACTCGCTGGCGGTCATGGGATGTCTTTGTGTGGTTTTAGCCGTTCAGAACGCCCTGATTATAGAAATGGTCTTTCGTTTGAAGGAGTCAAAATTTAAGACTCCACTCTAAAAAGAGAATCCAAACGAAAGACCGAATCGAAAGAAACGGTCTTTTTTATTGCTTGAATGTTTTTGATGAATACGGGTTGAGTTTAGATCGCATGACCAATAGGTCCCGACTATCCCCAACGGAACTAACTGTGCGAGGTAGCAATCCACAGTTCCCACCACGCAGATAAGCCAACATCGTTGGACCTGCTGAAAGAAATGAGGAAGTACGCGTCTTTGTTGTAGTGATGTCGATGCGTATTACGATGCCTCTGCTACAAAAATAAGTCGATCGGAACTCCCCGTTCGTAAAGTATAGGGAGTAAGTTTTTGAAGAGTGTTTATTTGTGAGGTCGTTGACAAGCGGCCTAAGTCCTGACTCTGTGAAAGTCATATTCGTGGGTTCGAATCCCACCGATCTCCCCAAAAAGCATTCAAAGTATTATGGCTCTATAGTGAAATGGATATCACGCAACTTTGCGAAGGTTGAAGTCCAGGTTCAATTCCTGGTTGGGCCACCAGTGGTAAGGTTTACGTCGCGGACCGTCGAAGACGTAGCACCGTAGTGTCAAGCGGTCCAGATTTTATGCCTTCGTATCCCAACTGGCAGAGGAGCTTGTCTTAGAAACAAGTTATGTAGGAGTTCGAATCTCCTGGAAGGTACCATATGCTACGGGAACTCAAATAGCATTAAAAAGAGTTCCTCCTGTGAAAGTCAGGCGAGCGGGATCTACGATACGGCCCAGTGAATTATGTCCTTGTAGTCCAATGGATGGGCGCCGCGCTTCGAACGCGGAATAATGTAGGTTCGATTCCTATCAAGGATACCATCTTACAGTGCCGGGCAAGCTTTCCATCCAGGAAAGAAGTTGTGGTGCTTGCGGGGCTAGCGCGCCGCTTCCAACATCAAAAACAATAGGTGGTAATTGAGCTAGCATAATTTATGGGACTTGAGCTAGTGTGGTCATTTCAGCACACGCCTGAAGAGCGTGATAACTCGGTTCGATTCCGGGAGGTCCCACCACATCGATCGTACATAGAGGGGTTTGCAGTATCCTCTATGACACGTACTTAAACTGCTCTCTGAGGTCAAAAGAGAAAATAAGTCTCATCTGCGGGTGAGCGGGAGTAGACCGAAGCGTAAGAGTAAAGTCATTGGTGTAGTGGAAGCACACCGGGCCATTAGCCTGGAAGCGTTGGTTCGAACCCGACATGACGAATGGGATCTCTACCGTGAATCAAAAAGCCCATACAAATTCTAAGGGGAGGTACGCCAGTTGGTAGAGCGGCTAGGTATTAAAAGCTTAGTGGTCGGTGGTTCGAACCCATCCTTCCCCACCAAATATGTAGCTGTCTTCTAACGGCAGGAAACTTCGTTCTCAGCGAAGATAATGTGGGTTCAATTCCCATCAGCTACGCCACTTTGCTATAAATAGTCTCACCATACATTTGGAGACTATTATGACCCTCTTAAGCGAATTGTTTCAGATTAATGAAGCTACACAACCAGTTGATCCAACTCTTGCTATTGAAGAACAGCTTGAGATTCTCGAATCTCGCATGGCAGCAGCAAAAAGAGGTCTTGGGTTTGCTAACAAGTTAAAAAATCCAGCTCAAAAGAAAAAGCATATGGCACTTGTTCTTAGCAACTTGAATAAGATTCGTGGTAATCTTACTCGTGTAATTAATCAGATGGCACAGTTTGATAATGCTGAACGTGATCACGAAGCAAGTATGGAAGGTCCAGGAATGGAGTTTGACCACAATAGTCGTGAACCAACAGCTGGTCGTGCAGCAGCTCGTAAAGAAGGTGATGCCGCAGGTTGGATGTAATTTAACAATGTAAATTTTTACTAGAAAAGCCTCTTTATGAGGCTTTTCCTTTTTAAGGATACCCATATGTCAAGTCAAGAGATCGTAGCGAACACATTAGCTACATATTGGAATGTAAAGGACCAGTATAAGGAGAAGACTCTTGATCAATTGCGAGAGGTATGCGATAATGATTCGTTGCCATTTGCAGTTTGTGCGATCAATATAACAGGTGATTTGAACCTTGGAATCATGATGAGAACAGCATCGCTTCTAGGAGCTGAGCGTTTTATCATTTATGGCAAGCACACATATGATCGTCGTTCAACTGTTGGTGCACATAATTACATTGATATTGTTAAGGCTGGAAGTATTGATCGTGGTGGTTCATTGGATATTAACTACGATGAGTTCTTTCCAATTATGAATAGCTTTGGTTATCAACCAGTTTTCCTTGAAACAGGTGGACAACCATTAGAGAATTTTGATCCAAAGTATAGCATTGGTAAGTACAAGAAGCCTTGCCTAGTATTTGGAAACGAAGGGATTGGCATTGAGCCATCACTTATGGTAGATCAAGTTGTGGTTAGCATTCACCAAAGAGGTGTGCTAAGAAGTTTTAACGTATGTGCAGCTGCAGCAATTGCAATTGAACATACATCAAGGTATTTTAGAGAATAATGTCTGTGTCGTCTAAAGGCTCAGGACTCCTGCCTTTCAAGTAGGATAATGTGGGTTCGACTCCCATCGCAGACGCCAAGTTAATACCAGCAAGCATACGATGCTGTCTCAACTTAATAGTTGTAGAAAGAGAGTATGTAGGACATTTTACCGAAAGTAAAATTAATTTGGGCTAGCCAAGCACGGTCCTGTAAACTTGTATTATTGAATTATGGAGCGTTCGCATAGTGGCCTATTGCACTCCCCTGTCACGGGAGACTTCAGGGGTTCGAATCCCCTACGTTCCGCCATATTTGTAAAGGAAAGTAATGCCAATTACACAAAGTCATATAGACTATTTGTTAACAACAATTGACAACGATATGGATAAGGAAATATCCATGTGTGGTCCAATTTTTCGTCAATCACGAGAGCAGTTTGCTCTAGGAATATTGACTGAAAATGAAGTACGAGAAGGTTTAGGATACTTAGTGAAACTTGTTCTTCCAAGAACGACAGCTAAATTCCATGCCGAAAAATTATTCAATGCAGCGATCGATTACATTATCGATCCAACCAAAGTATTAAATGCAGAGGTTGGTAGTGTTCAATAGAAAAGAATACAATAAGCGGCTGCGTGGGTAGAAAAAGTTTTTAAAAACTAATATATGCAGGTAGAGTGTGTTTGGTTACACGACTGGCTTCCACCCAGTAATACGGAGTTCGATTCTCCGTATCTGCTCCAATCACTAGTGAGTTGCAAACAAGGAATGGCGATGTCTGACTCTGCAGAGAAGGACAAAAGCTGAACTTGTTGAAGTTGTATAGTATAGTGGAAACACGTCTCCTTTTTCGGAGAAGACCTGGGTTCGAATCCCAGTGCAATGGGCAACTTTAAGTTTTATCAGAGTAAGCGCCATATGGGAGGCGACTCGGCCTGGAACCGAGAATACCGTGCAGGTTCGAATCCTGCTACTCTGACATGGGGACCTTGTCGAAGGTCCGTAATAAATAGAGGATGCATTACATTCTCTATAAGATTACAAATAATGTAAATGGTAAGTCCTACATAGGAACTCATAAAACCACAAACATTAACGACGGGTATTTTGGATCAGGCAAGCTGTTGAAGCGTGCTATTCTAAAATATGGCATCGATAAGTTCTCGAAAGAGATTCTTCAAATGTTCCAGAATGAAGAAGAGATGTTTAAAGCAGAAGCTGAAACTGTAAACGAAGATTTTGTTAAACGCGAAGACACATACAATCTTATTGTTGGTGGTCAAGGTGGATTTAGTTATATAAATGCCAACGGGCTAGCTGTTCAACATATCACTAAAACCAACGCAAAGCGTCTCAGCAAAAAGGCTAACAAGGCAAGATCGTTAAAGCTGCAAACAGATTCACAGTTTCGTAAGCAAGTTCAAAAAACATCACGAAAGATTATGCTTCAGCGAATAGCTCAAAATGGACCTTCGTTTTTAGGCAAGCAGCATAGTGCCGCTACCAAACGAAAAATGAGTAGGGCTAAGAAAGGTAAGACCATCGGCGATAAAAACTCACAGTACGGAACAATGTGGATTACCAATGGTACCAACAACAAAAAGATTTTAAAGAATGAATCTATTCCATCAGGATGGAATAGGGGTCGAATAATGGGCATATGCGTGAGTGGTTGAAACGACGAAGCTGTAACCTTCGTGCTTAATAGCCGCGGTGGTTCAAATCCATCTACATCCACCAGCTTTGGGTCTCTATACCGTTATGGACACGGAGCGCACTGTAAATGCGTTGCCTTATGGCTGGGTAGGTTCGATTCCTACGTGACCCACCAGTTTGTTGATTTGTTGTTAATTTTCCTGTATGTTTCTGCAGTCATTAACCACTATTGGTGTAATAATGTTTACAACTCACTTGGGAATAATTAAGGCTATAGACTGAAAGTGGAAGCACTGATAGTGGTGGCGAATCAGGCGGAGGAGATAGTGGTGGAGGCGATAGCGGTGGTAGTTCAGACTAAATAAAAGAATATTGACCTGTAGTTTAATTGGCAGAACACGAAGCTTTGAACTTCGGCAATGTACGTTCGAGTCGTACCGGGTCAGCCAAATTTTTAATTCAATAGCCCCACACCAGGCAATTAGAGCCAAAATGTCGTTATTGAATTTTGTATATGCGGATGTGGTATAGAGGTTGTGCCCTACATTGCCAATGTAGAGATCAAGGTGGGTTCGAGTCCCATCATCCGCTCCAATTTTGTTCAATAGGCTTATATCCAGAGCCAGGGGAGTCTACGGACGTCGAACCGAATGTGTGAAGGATAGGATCTTCACTTGAACAATGTTTATTATGCCCCACAGCTCTGATGAGCGGCGAGCCCTTATAAAGCTCGGAGATTGGTCGGACTGGCTGAAACGGGAAGGTTTAAATCCTTCGTGGGGTACCATAATTGAATTTTATATGTCCTCGTGGTATAATGGAAGTGCCCTGAGTTTCTACCTCAGTGTGATGTAGGTTCGAGTCCTATCGAGGATACCAAAATTTAGGAGACCAAGTGAAAGTAAAAATTGGCAACTATCCAAAGAAGACTGGCGATCGCAAGGTAAAAGTTGAGATTAGCAGCCACGATTTGTATAACCTGGATACAACACTTGCATTGGTTATTGCACCAGCGCTTAAAATGTTCAAACAACATAAAGGCGGTATTCCTGGTCAATTTATTACTAACCGGTATTACGAATTAAGCAACAAGTCAAAATTGACTAGTGCTGAAAAGAGGCAACTTGCCAAAGAAGAAAAACTTTCCGAGAAAAATTACAATGACGTTCTCGATAGTATGATTTGGTCATTTGAGCAACTTGCAGCAGAAAATGATATGATTACTGGTACAGAAGAAGAACGTAAAGCACACGACGAACGAATCCAACTTGGTTTGGATAATTTTGCGAAGCATTATTCGACGTTGTGGAATTAAGGTCAATCATATATAATGTATTAATGGAGACGTGGCAGAGTGGTCTATTGCGCTGAGCTTGAACCTCAGTAAATGTAAAAGTTTCGTGGGTTCGAATCCTACCGTCTCCGCCATATTAAGTGTTGTTATTTTAGTTTATCTAAAATACCTTCTCTCATTCGTTGGATAAACGTGTCGCTTGGTGTTCCTTCAACAACAAGGATACTTGCCGTATCGTCAATAGGTACGACTTTAGACTCCACAGGAGTAAGGATTGGTTCTTTCTCTTTAGAGAACCTTCTATCTTGATAAGCAAACCAGTCATTTACTGACATCGTAATTACCTTTGGTTGTTGCGACGTAGAATAGATTACAACTGAACAAAGGGAAAAACAATGAAGAGATCCGTAAACCTTGAAGGACTTGGATTGGAATTGGTTTTATCAAAAGCGACAGCCGTTAAGACAGATAAGAATATGATCCACTTGGATCAACTACCAGATGGTACGTGGCGTTTGATTTACAATGCCAATATGATTCCTGATTTTTCTAAACTTACTGCTCTGACGATGGTACGAGAGGATTAACTTCCTTCATCATTTCTTCGTAGTCTTTTTCACTACCAATAATAAACTTTTTATCTTCGTGAGTAAGCTCTACGTGATCGTAGACAATGGTAGTATTTAGAGGTTGGATCCAATTTAATTTTTACGGAGATCCAATGTGGATGATCGGGAGAAGTATGCTAAGTAAATTGGCACGTAAATACCTCACTAAGTACAACCCTTAGTTTAGGAGGTTAACATGGATCTAATTAGCTTATTGATTCTTCTTATTGTAGTTGGTGCTATTCTTTATATTGCAAGCATTCTTCCAATTGATGCTACAATTAAGAAGATTATTCAAATTGTTGCTATTGTTGGTGTTTCAATCTATTTGATTCGAAGCTTCTTACCAGCATTACTTGGACATCATTTCTAAGCATTGAATAAGAGACATCCGTGTATGAAACGGCACTGGGGTGGAGGCTAAGCTTCAGTGAGCAACAGACGTAGGAGAGGGTTAGCGCGTTATCCTACTATTGGGCAATGAGCCCTGGTTGCTAAGATGGTGCAAGGGCTTCGAAATCCCCAATCCTTCTCTCTTTAGAATTTTAGTTGACAACCTTATAGATGTTGTCGATACTTAATACATTGCCCAAGTGGCGGAACGGTATACGCATACGATTGAGGTTCGTATGCCGAAAGGCTTGAGAGTTCGAATCTCTCCTTGGGCACCATTTTATAAGGAATAGATATGACAATGATTGCAGCGATTAAGCAACTATCTCTTCAAGCTCGTAAGGAGCGAACCGCAAAGAAGGCAGCTCTCTATTCAACATTGCTTGGCGAAGCACAAATGGTCGGTAAGAACAATGGCAATCGAGAAAGTACGGACGGAGAAGTCATCGCGGTCATTAAGAAGATGGTCGCAAACACAAAAGAAATGTTGGATCTTGTTGCTAATGCACAAGTTATGCAACTGGATGAACAGACACGTATCAAAATCGATGATACAGCAAATGAACTTGAATGGCTTACTGCATTGCTACCAACACAGATCACTGGTGAAACGCTTGCACTTGCGATTGACGCTCTTATTACTCAAAATGGTTTCACATCTATCAAGGATATGGGAAAGTTGATGAAGGTAATTAAGGAAACTTATGATGGTCAGTACGATGGTACTGAAGCAAGTAAGATTGTTAAGGAAAAGTTAAGTGTCGCTCGTTAGTATCATTAAGGCATCAAGTGAACGTGTAGATGTAATTGAGAACATGCCGCGACCAAGTGGCGCGCGTCTTGATTACTATATGCGTACACCGTATTCAATTTTAGCATCAGCTACGTCTGAACTTGGGGAACTTGCAGAAGAAGTGCAAATTCACCAGAATCATTCGTACAAAAAACCAGGAGATGATGGAATAGTAGGCGAAGCAATTGATACAATCTGCTGCCTACTTGATTTAATACATAAGGTTAACCCTTACATAACTGAAGATTAGCGTGCTACAATTGCAGAACGCAAATGTGATAAATGGGCAAGTTTGGTTGCAAAGGGACGAGGACTATGGTAGGAAGCCCTGCAGGCAGTCTGGAGTCATGACCTAGATACCCTACCACCAAATTTGTGCGACGCCGATAGCAGGCGGGTAAGGCAGCTATGTGAAATCTTACCACTTGAGAGTATACTTTTAGGGGCCCCTCACTGTATAATCGATCGCACAATGTTTTAATATGCACTGATGGCGGAGTGGTCTAACGCCGACGCCTGCAAAGCGTTTGTTTCGGGGGTTCGAATCCCTCTCAGTGCTCACAAAGTAGACTATCCATAAATAGAGGATGCATTATTACCTCTATCAAATCACAAACAATGCGAATGGAAAAATCTACGTTGGAGTTCATAAAACCACAGATATAAACGATGGTTATATGGGCTCTGGAAAAGTTATTCGGTATGCTATTGCAAAGCATGGGATCGAAAACTTTACAAAAGACATATTGGAGTTCTTTGAAAATGCTGAACTTATGTATGCAAGAGAGAAAGAGGTTGTTACGGACGAGTTTTTACTAAGAGAAGATACTTATAACCTTCGTAGAGGTGGAACAGGTGGGTTTGACTACATAAGAAAAAGTCCACAATATAAAGAGTGGGTAAGTCGAGGTGGTCACGCCAATAGAGATACACGAACCCCAAAAAGAACGAGAGCACTAAAACTTCAAGCTAAGAGAAATCAAGCACTTATTCAAAATAAAATAAAAGAAAATGGTGGTATTTGGTGGGAACCAGCTCGAAGTTTTTTAGGAAAAAGACATACAATTGCAACTAAAGAACTCATGAGTAACGTAAAACGAGGCACCAACACCGGTAAAGCAAATTCACAATACGGCACTATGTGGATTACAAATGGTGTTCATAATCAAAAGATCAAAGCAGACTCAACTATACCAACTGGTTGGTATAAAGCAAGAAAGTGAAACTACACGAAATCGTAAGTAATCGACAAATTGTTGTCGTATGTGGAAACATATCTTCCGGTAAAGGAACTTACGTAAAAAGTAAGTATCCTGATTACCAGCAAATTACTGTATCTGATATTGTAAAGAAACTTACAGGAATGCAGAATCGAAGTGAGATTACAAAGACAAAAAATCTCGATATTCAAATTATCGAAGAGTTGATTAAAGAGATTAGCAAATACAATCGTGTTGTTGTTGAAGGTATCCGACAGCCAAGTATTTTGCATAAATTGGAACTACACTTTGGTGATCAGATTAAAGATGTTATTTGGTTAGATGTTCCTGAAGAGAAGCGCAGAGAGTACTTCACTAAACGTGGAGCTTCAAAGGACGATATGAGTTTTGATAAAGCAAGTGCTGCTGATCGTAATCTTGGAATCGATGATCTCGAACAATACATTCGTGATAAGCATAGAGTAGAGAAGTTATAACTACTCAAAATCGCTCATAAGTTTTCCACTCTTATCTCGCTTTGCAATAGTTGGTCTTTGTTTAATCTCCATTGCAAGTGGATCAAACGTTTGAGCTTGCGGATGTGGAAGCTTAAGACCAAGCAATTGAGCTTGGATTCCTAAAAAGTTTGCTTGATCGAGGATGTTGCCATTTGGGTAGCGTTCAAAATACCAACGAATAGCTTCCGCTGCAGAGTTAAAACCGCATTTAATATGGTATGAATATTGCTGTAGGTGTCCACCTTTGCAATATGCACACTGAAATTTTCCAAACGATGCAGGATCAGGTGAAACATATCCAATGTTTACCAGGTCCATTCCGTTGACGAACATGAGTGTATGCATATATAATATTTAGAATGAATTTTTATGGGTTGTAAGTGTTACGGTAGCACAGAAGTCTCCAAAACTTTTAGCGGGGGTCCGACTCCCTCACAACCTGCCAGTTTAAAAATATAAAGATTTGGGTGGATACAACCCCAAATTTGTAGAACAAGAATTTAACAAGTTTATTGCGTGGTTTGGTGAACTGGCTATCACGTGACTCTCATAAAGTCAAGTAGACGGATCGTAACCGTCATCCACGACCATTTTTTGACATTCGTTAAAAGTAGTGTATAATACCTCCAAACCCTGGAGGAACAAATGATTACACTTCAAGAAATGTCCATGCTCTCTGTTTTATATACTCAACCACACCGTACGTATCACAACATTAATCACATTAATGAGTGCTTGGTTGAGTTGGAGAACTTCCACTCTGTGGAGTTTACATATGCAGACCGACGAATCGTTGAAAGAGCAATTTGGTATCACGATGCTGTGTACAATCCATACTCCAAGAACAACGAAGCAAATAGTGCATTGCTCCTCCAAAAGGGCTACTGGGCAGAGCATGAAGAAGTACACGATGCAATTATTGCAACATCAAGGCATATGATTACACAAGTTGGTAAGGATAAAAATGGTCATCAAGGACCACTTCCTCTTACAACTCAAGTAATGCTTGACATTGACCTTGTTGGCTTTGGAAAAAGCACACCAGAGTGTTTAGCGAATGGTGAGAACGTTCGCAAAGAGTATTACAAGACAAATGACTATGATTTTTATACTGGTCGTTTGAAGTTTCTTCGTGAGATTATGAAGCGTGAAAGTTTGTATTACACAGACTACTTCAAAGAGAAGTATCACGAACAATCGCAAAAGAACCTTAAACTCGAAGAAGAGATTGCTCTCGACTATATCGATCAGCAGTCTGGAATGTAAATGAAACGAATAGTGTTTTGGTTAGTATTCGTTATCGTAATACCATTTGTTTGGCTTATGGATAAATTGAATATATCAAACGAATCGTGCGACGATAAAGACTAAATAGAATTATGGAAGATTGGCAGAGAGGCCGATTGCACTTGTTTGCTAAACAAGAGACCCTTAACTGGGTCCACAGGTTCGAATCCTGTATCTTCCGCCACATTAAGGAGGGCTTATGATTGAATACGATACCGTAATAAGCCCCTGCATTTCAATTTGTAAGCTTGACAAACACAACGTATGTAAGGGATGCTTCCGTACTGTTGAAGAAATTCGTTCCTGGTACACTCTCGACAATGATGGCAAAAGACAAATTGTTGAAAACGTTAAACAGCGTAAGGCAAACAAATGACCAGAAGCATTCAAAAGCGACAAAAAAGGATACGAAAGAAGCCATTTAATCAATGGCACGAGGGTTCACCAAAGTATTGGCCTCGATGGTTGCGCGATAAAGAGAAACATAAGGCAGATAGACATGATGTACTTACCACTTGAACACGTCCTTGAACTTACAGATATTGAAGAGTTAACTGATCAGATTCGTCAACGTCGCAAACTTATCAACGATATGGTAGGTTCTCTTTATCCAAGTATCGTTGCTGATGAGATTACAAAGATCGATCAGCACATATACAAACTTCGTCAAGGTGAACCAAAGCAAGTTATTGTAATGCGCAAGGATCTAAACATGCGCAAAGGTAAGATGGTCGCTCAAGGTGCACATGCATCGCTTGGTGTTATTTTACATATGATGAATACCGAAGAACACAAAATGTTCGATGGCTATACTCCAATGACAAGATACACATTGGATGCTGTTGGATCTGTTCGTGATTGGTTAACTGGTAAATTTACCAAAATTTGTGTTGGTGTTGATAGTGAAGCAGAACTGCTTGCTGTTTATGAAAAGGCACAAGAATATGGGATCCCATCAGTACTGATTACTGATTCAGGACTAACAGAATTTGCAGGCAAGCCTACGAATACGTGTTGTGGTATTGGACCTTGGAGCAGGTCAAGTATTGATGAAATTACAGGACATTTAAAACTATTATGAAATTCTTTCAAGAGGGATAAGAACTTCAAGGGGTGGTAATGCAGACATTTAAAGAGATTTCGTATACAAAGCATGAACTTGACACGGTTCAGTGTGATCGTTGCAAAAAAGTTTATGGCGACATTATGGAGATTCAAGAATTCCTTTTGTATGCAAACAATGCAGGATATGGATCAATCATGGGAGATGGTAATCGTCTTCGTGCAGATATTTGCCAGCATTGTGTAAAAGAACTTCTTGGACCATTTATTCGTGTTGAAGGGAACTACATTTCAGGTGGAGAATTGTTTTGATTACACCAATGTTAATTGGGCTTCATGGTAAGGCACGATCTGGAAAGGATACGGTTGCAGCTCATTTAATTAAGAAACACAATTTATTTCGTTATGGACCATCTGTTCCTGTAAAAGATATAACTGCTGCAATGTTTAATTTTCCTCGTTGGTACCTTGACGATGATAAGATGAAAGAAGAGATAGATCCATTCTGGCATATTACGTATCGCCAGATGGCACAGAAAGTTGGAAAGGAATGTTCTCGTGATATTTTTGGTGAAGATTTTTGGATGCGACACGTAGAGAAGAAATTTGAAGAAGTTAAAGAGACGTGTGGTATCATTACACAAACAAATATTCTTCCAGAAGGAATGATTTTAGCCGATATTCGTTATCCAAATGAAGCAGAGTGGGTACGTGCTCGTGGTGGAATAGTATTGTTTATTGTTCGAGATAATGCACCAACAATTAGTGGATTTGCTAACCACGAGGGTGAAAAAGGATTATCGGTAGACTTAGCGGATGCAGTTATATATAATAACGGAACTATTGAAGAGTTGTATCAACAAGTTGATAGAATTTTAGCGTATTAAGCAGAGTTGGCATATTGGTTGTGTTTCAGCCTTCCAATCTGACTAAAGGAGTTCGATTCTCCTACTCTGCTCCAAACATCCAGGATAGACTGGTCAGATGGTTATATCTGAAGCGTAAGATTAGCTCCCGCAAATAACCTGCCTTGTCCATAAGAAGTGGGAAATGGACCAGCTCATTATAAAATGAGCACGATTATGTCCTTGTGGCGGAATTGGCAGTCGCGCTAGGTTCAAACCCTAGTACCGTAAGGTGTGCAGGTTCGACTCCTGTCAGGGACACCAGATTAGAAAAAGGAAAAAAGTATGATAAATGCAACAGACGAATCATTCGAACAAGAGTTGGTCAGCGACATTCCAGTCATTGTAGATTTTTGGGCAGAGTGGTGCGGACCTTGCAAATCACTTGCTCCTATCTTCGAACAACTCTCTACAGAGAATGAAGGGAAGATGAAGTTTGTAAAAGTAGATACAGATACAACAACGTTAGCTGCAAAGTATAACATTCGTGGTATTCCAACGATTTTGATTTTTAAATATGGTCAGGTTGTACAAACAATTGTTGGAGCGCAAACAAAAAGTCGTTTGCAGCTTGCAGTTGATGCAGCATTGGCATGAGTAAAGTAATTACAATTTGGGAAGTTGACGATGATGATGTTTGGGAGTATAATCACTATAGTGATGGATATGATAAGGAACAATTAGTTCCAATTAGTTCCAATTAGTTCCAATTGGTACACCACAACAGACCAAGTCTTGGGCAAGACAAAAGTGGAGAAAGTTTGAAGGCATCCTTGAGAACGGGGAAGTCAAGCATAAAGTTTATTGCAAATAATATACCCTAAAAATATTGATAACTATCTCGTTGGGCGTCATAAATACTCAAAAGGAGGAATTTATGAGAAGAGGTAGTTTTAGAGTAGATTGGCACAATGAAATTATGATTAGAGAATTAGTAGCTAAATCAAATTCTCAAAGTCAGGTGTTAAGATCCCTTGGATTAACACCTGCATCTAATGCGGTAACATTAAGGAAATATGTTAAATTGTATGATATTGACATATCACACTTCGATCCTTTGTTGAATCGACCACAAACTAAAAATGGGGCAACAAAAGAATCTTTAACAGAAATTCTTGTAGAAAATTCTAACCGTGTTGATAGATATGGATTAAAGAAACGATTAGTAAATGAAGGAATTTTAAAATACAAATGTAATAAATGTGGGAATGATGGAACATGGCAAGGAGAAAAATTGAGCCTCCAACTTGAACATAAAAACGGAAAACGAAACGATAACAGAAAAGAAAATTTATGTTTTTTATGTCCAAATTGTCATTCTCAAACATCAACATTTGCAGGACGAAACAAGAACGTATAATTTTATTGCGGGGTAGTGTACAGTGCACAAAAGCCTCATAAGCTTTTAGACCGTGAGCATTTCCGGCGACCGCTACCAAATTTTGTGGTGATCGTGTGCGATCTTAAATGTGAGAATGGCGCATCCTCCAACCACAATTGTTTTATTCTCCTGTAGTTTAACCGGAAAAACGCGACGCTCTGAACGTTGAGTTGTTGGTTCGAAGCCGACTGGGAGATCCAATTTTGACCCTTTTATTTCTCTTGTGTTGGTTTATAATCAGTATAAATAGTCTTGCAGTCGTCTTTACGATCTGCAAACTAGAACTGAAATTTAACTTTAGACAAACACAGAAGGGAACTAAATCATGACAACTAAAACATCTCCAGCTAGAGATAGCAAAGGTCGATACGTTAAGAAAACGACAACAATTACAACTACCACAACAACGACTACAACTACCACCGCTCCTGCAGTACTCAAAAACTACATCGGTATCAGTAGAGATCACTCTGCATCAATGGGCTCAATCGCTCGCCCAGCAGCACGAGACTACAACGCCAACATTCAGGCAATCAAAACCAACTCCGAAAATCTAAAACAAGACACAATCGTATCTGTCGTCAAGTGCGGATCATATGGTGCTGGTGGTCGATATGGTAATAATCCATACACCCACAATGGTGTTGTTCGCGAAATCGTAAATTCATCGATCAGCAAATTGCAACCTCTTAATGAGAGCGATTACGATACAAGCTATGGTTCAACACCATTGTTTGATTCAGTTGGTGATTTGATTACACAATTTGAAACTGCACCAGATGCAAACGATCCAAACGTTTCATTCTTGGTAATGGCAATTACAGATGGTGGTGAAAATTCATCACGAGTTTGGAATGCATCAAGGATTGCACAGAAGATTCAGCAACTAACAGCAACTGATCGTTGGTCATTTGTTTTCCGTGTACCTCGTGGATATTCACGTGAACTTACACGACTTGGTATTCCAGCAGGAAATATTCTTGAGTGGGATCAGACAGAGCGTGGTGTTGAAGTTGCAACTCGTGCAACTGAACAAGCATTCACAGAGTACTACTCACAGCGTTCACGTGGTTTGACTTCCACAAAGGGATTCTACACAACTGACTTGAGTGGCGTAAAGGCTGCAACTGTTAAGGCAAGGTTGGTTGATATCTCCGGTGAAGTTAAGTTCTTCGATGTTTCATCTACTGATCAGATTAAGCCATTCGTTGAACGCAATACTGGAAAGTCTTACGTTGCAGGAACTGCATTTTATCAGTTGATGAAGAAAGAGAGTGAAGTACAAGACTATAAGCAGATTGCTCTTCGTGAGAAGAAGTCTGGTAAAGTCTACTCTGGTGTCGAGGCTCGTAATTTGTTGGGATTGCCACACAATGGCACCGTTCAACTTACACCAGGGAACCACGGTATGTACGATATTTTTATCGAAAGTACTTCCGTCAATCGTAAATTGATTCCAGGAACGCAAGTCCTTTACTGGGCAGGTGCAAAGGGAGTCTAACGTCTGGGACTGAAATATGTCCGTTTAGAGAAGCCCCAGAAATGGGGCTTCTTCGTTTTAGGATTCATATGCCAATAAGTCAGCGAAATGATCGACAAGTTAATCTGTTGTACAGATGGGAAAGTTGGAACGGTTGGGATAAGAACACAATCGGATTTAACAAAGCAAAGTCTGTAATTATTTCTGCTTGCAGAGCATACAAAGTTAAACTTCCTGAAATAAAAATACACAATACTCGTCTACTTCCATGGTCGTGTCCTGAAAACAACCTGATTAGCATGCAACGTGGAAAATATTTGAATATTCCTGTTTGTCTCCACGAAGCTTCTCATCACATTGTTTACAACCTCTACGGTGCAAGACCGCAAGATCACGGTCCAACATTCCTTGGAATTTACCTGGATCTACTGAATAGGAACGGATTTCCAAGGTACAGAAGTGCAAAAGAGTATGGTTTACGTTGGAAGCGTTTGGACACGAATAAATAACGGATGAAGTTATACGAGCTTACCTTCCAATATCACGACAAACTTAACCCTAAAATTTGGGATGGCGACAAGCTACGTCCTGAAGTTCGCAAGAAGATGCTTACTATTGCTGAACACTTCTTTAAGTCATTGAAGGTACCAAACCTAAAAGTAGAGGATTGTGTATTCACAGGCAGCTGTGCAAACTATAACTACACTCCATATTCCGACCTTGACATTCACTTGCTTATCGATACAAAGAAAGCTGCTGTTGAATGCAAAGAGTTTAAGATGGAACTCTTTGATGCAAAGAAGGATCTTTGGAAATCAAAGTACGAAGATGTAGAGATTTGTGGCTATCCAGTTGAAGTTTATGTTCAAGACATTAATGAGAAGTTTCCAGTTGCACAAGGTGTGTATTCACTACGCAACGATAAATGGTTAGACAAACCAGAACACAAGAAGCCAGAGATCGACAAGAAAGAAGTCAAGGCAACAACAAAGGACTTTGAAAAAGAGATTAACGCTGTTGTTAGCGGTGATCAAGGACACGATAAGGCAAAGAAGATTAAGGATGAACTTAAGACGACTCGCGAGAAAGGTCTACATAGTGATGGTGAGTTCTCTGATGAGAACATTGCGTTCAAGGAACTACGCAACAAAGGCATCATAGGTAAGTTAATGAACTATATAAAAGACAAAGACGTTGAAAAAATGTCATTAAAGTGAATTTAACAGACATTACAGATCATGGTGATTCACCAATGATTACAATACCTGGCCTTGGCCAAATGACATTAGCGCAAGCAAAGCGTGGCGTTCAATCTATAATTGAAGATATGGCCGCTGATATAAAGTATAATCATTGGAAAGAACTTAAATATAGGCTTGACCATGGCATCTTACAGGTGTATATTAACGCAATTGCAGAAGCACAAAGTAAACAACATTAAGGACTTACAATGTTTGCAAGAATGATTGATTTTTATTGTCGTTAGAAAGGGTAGACTCTATAAATAGATAAAATGGAGTCTACCAATGAAAAGAAAAGCAACAAACGAAGAAATAATTAATGCAGCGCACACTAGTGCTTCAATGTATGAAGCAGCTAGAAAAGTTGGATTAAACCCAACTTCTTTTATTATTAGAGCAAAGAAACTTGGGGTATATAATCCTAATCCTAACCCTAACCCTAAAGGTAAAACTCAAATAAGTAAAGCTCGACAAAAATATTTTAACGAAACAATAACACCTCTTGATGATATCTTACAAGGGATGTATCCTAACTATAAAGGGCTTTATCTTAAACATAGACTTTACGAAGCTAAGCTGAAAAAAGAAAAATGTGAAGAGTGTGGACAAAAGAATAGTTGGAATGGAAAACCTTTAACCTTAGAGCTTGAACATGTAAACGGTAACAAAAAGGATCATAGACTTAATAATTTAAGGATTTTGTGTTTACATTGTCATTCGCAAACTCCTACGTTTCGAAGACGAAAATCTTCTTTGTGTAAATAATGTATTGCCCAGGTGGCGAAATAGGTAGACGCGCGAGATTTAGAATCTCGTTCCTTAATCGGAGTGCAGGTTCGATTCCTGTCTTGGGCACCAATTTTAGACTACTGGATCCGTAAAGACCAACTGTGGTGCAAATGGACCACGTCGAACCATAATGTTTCCACCATGAATATCAGGTCCTCTAGGATCATTATCTCCTTTGCGAGATTTTTTGATAAATCCTCGCAATACAATCAAAGCCCTCTTTAGTTCTGGATCTTTAATGTTTGTAGCTGGTCCCTTATCGCCTGGAGCAGGTCTATATGGTACTTCCATTGCAGTTCTAATAGCATCAAAAAACGCATCTTCTACAACGCTTTTAAATTTACGTGAATATTCTTCTTCGCCCTTTTGTCCAAAAAGGACCTTTTGTTTTTGTATCTTTAATCTTTCATGTTCATCACGACTACGTTTCCCTGCACCAATTTTATCACGAACCTTGTTTTCATCACGAAGGTTTTTTCTTTTTTGGTTGTATGAACTTAGCAATGCTTGGAAATTTGAAAATAGCTTATTGCCCATTTCCATCATTTCTTCTACTGACAAATCTGAAAATCGATGCAAACGTTCCATTTCAACTTTATAAGTGTATGGTTCTTGATAACGTTGGTTAGGATCTGGTGGAGATTTAAATACTTCTACATCATACACTCTTGGAAAATACCTATTGTCGGATCCCTCCTTGTGAGAAGCCAACATTTTCATGTATTGGTAGTATCCATCTCGGCCAAGATTACTTGCTGGTCTTACAACTTTATTCGCCGTTCCTGGTTCTTCTTTTGTTGAATATGCAGTTCCAAATAAACCCGATCCAAGACGTTCAATACCATTTTCTTCGTCTGATTGCGTTTCAGCACCATATCGGTCATCTTGACCACGATTCAACCGATCAAAATTATCTCTAGCAGATACTTCTGTATCTTTTGGCTCAAGCTTCTGTGGTGTTAATAGTTCAAATACTTTCATATTAATCCTTCCATTTTGGTGATGCGCCGCCACCTGAAATTGGATCTGTAATTACAACCTGTACGCCATAAGGTCCGCGACGAATCATTAAGTTGGCATGATGTAGATCCGCTGAAAAATCAGGATTTGATTTTAGAATTTTCTGTAAAAACATCATTGCCTGTACCAACTTTGGATTCTTAATTGTTGTTATTGGTCTTGTTGACATTAATATCTCGTTAAAACAATCTGCAAAGGCAACCAATGCCACTATTTTTTGAGTTCGTTCTCTTGACTGTTCTTCTTCTGGATCACCAGTTGGTTTTGATCCTTTGATTCCAAGTTTTTTCTTCTGACCCCTAATTTCTGAATCAAACTCTGTAAAGAGATCTCTTCCGATTGTCATAATCTCATCTGTTCTTAAACTTGAAAGTGGGCGCAACTTTTCCATGTTAACATTATATGTGTACTTACCACTAGCATCTCTAAATGTATCTAATTTAAATACTTTTGGAAAGAATGGATTGTTTGCAATACGATCATTCTGCGAAAGCATATGTAAAAATTCATAGTACGGGTCGTCTGCAAGATATTTAATTTCACTTGATTTAGCTATCTTATCGACAGCGCCTGGATCTTTTTGAGCAGCATATACATCAGCATATGCTCCACCACCAATACGTTGACGTGATTGGTCAGTCCAACCAAGTTCTCGCTGTTTGGATGCGATATTTTGCTTATCCAATTGCTTATACTTCAGTTGGTCAGGTGTTAGAAAAAGTTCAAGTAATTTCATAATGTTATTTATTCGGGTAAAATTTTACCCTGAAATTTTGACCGTTGATTTTCTGTTTTTGATCGTTTATAAATATCGGTGCAATAGAAATATTGCTGGTGGAGCATCAGACCGGATTAAACCCCGGTCGGTCCTTTACCATAAATAGAGATGCAATGCTCCATTGGAGGTTGCAAAGTGAAAAGGATGCTCGTAAGAGGTCCACAACATTATATCGCTATGGAGGATATTTTATGAATGACTTAAATCGTCTTTTTGATGCCCTATGGGCAACCACTATTGGCTTTGATCCTGTTTTTACACGAGCAAGCCAACTAACGCCAAGTTTTCCTCACTACAATATCTTCAAGGAAGATGACGACCACTACAATGTCGATCTCGCCCTTGCAGGATATGGTCCTGATGATGTAGATATTACTTGGCTTCCAGGTAGTTTAACTATCTCTTCAGCTTCGAAGAAAGAAGCAAAGGATGAAAGACAAGTTTATCGAGGTATTGCAAAACGTGATTTCCGTTTCACACTTCCACTTGCGCAGCATGTAGAAGTTGGTGCAACAGACTTCACAAATGGAATGCTTCGTGTACAACTTGTTCGCAACATTCCAGAGGCTGCAAAACCTCGTAAGATTGCAATCGGCTACAGAAATGAAAGTCTGTTGACTGATCAATCAAATGTTGTATCCTTACAACAGAAGCAAGCGTAAGCAAAGACACCAGTCGAGCTATCGCAGGGTAATAGGGAGCGTCTTCGGACGCTCCCTCCTTGAGGAAGTTCGAGACATGCCGGGAGTTCATAGGAGACGAAAGTCGTACTACGAGATACCAAAAGGCGGCATGCAACACAAACAGACCGCAGGCAAGCTCAAGTCAAGTAGGTCGGGTAGTGGCAGTAGAGGAATGATAGCATAGAACAGAATCTCGGCTATTGACTGTTGTCTTTTCTAAATAGAGAATGAAATTACATGAAATTGCGGACAAGGTAGCAACACCTTATGAAAAGGTGCAAGGTGGAGAACATCCAAAAGCTGTTCGTAAGGCTGGTAAGAAGCTCATGCGAAAGTTGAAGAAGAAAAAGAAGCTTCCGATGTTTTTAAGGAAGCAAGCAGAGTCGATAGAAGTTTAATATGCCTGTGTGGTGGAACCGGAATACACTCGTGCCTTAAGAGCACGCGCCGAAAGGATTGCGAGTTCGAATCTCGCCACAGGTACCAATTTAAGGAGATCACAATGAAGAAAGTAATTGAAATACGAGCTGCTGAAGGCGGCGATGATTCAAAGCTATTCGTTGGCGACCTCGCAAATGCGTACATTAAGTTAGCCAGCAAATTTGGCTGAAAGTGTATCGTTAGCGACAGGAAGCCATCCGATAAAGGCTTCCACCTCATCGTCCTAACGGTTGAAGGAAACAATCTACAACAACTTAACCAAGAAGCTGGTGGACATAGAATCCAACGTGTTAGTCCAACTGAACGTCATGGACGTGTTCACACAAGCACTGCTACGGTTGCTGTAATTGATCCTAATCAGAAAACTGACGATATCTACCTAAAGAGAAGTGAAAGTGATTTCACAATCGAATGGTATTCAGGGTCAGGAAGTGGTGGTCAACATCGCAACAAACATATGAATAGTTGCAGATTAACACACATTCCAACAGGATTGGTAAGGACAGCGCAGACCCGTAATAGACAATCATCTTATAGGGATGCAATGTTATCCTTGACGCATGAACTTGATAAATTGTATAGTACGAATCGCAGGATGGTATTTGACACTATACGGAAAGACCAAATGGGATCAGGAATGAGAGGGGATAAGATCAGAACTTATCGCTTCCAAGATGATCGTGTTGAAGATCACCAAACAAATAAGAGAGCACAAATAAAGAAAGTTCTCTCAGGAAATTTTGACTTACTGTGGAACTAATATGGATAAGAAAAACATTAAATGTTTGCAACTAGACCATCCAAATCAAAACGGAAGGATCTATCCAAGAGCTGTTATTGAAAAAGCTCTTCAAGATTACATGCCTACGATTCACAGTCTTGCATCATATGGTTGTTTTGTATCAGACATTGGTGGAAGCATGCAAATTCCTCTTGATAAAATTACACACGTTGTTGTTGATGGAAGAATTGTTGGTGATTATCTTGAATGTGATATTCAAATACTATCAACTTCATATGGAGCAGTTCTTAGTGCTATCATAGATGATCCATCAGTACAATTTGGTCCTCGTGGGTTTGGTATTGTTGATATTAAAACAGGACTAGTAAGCAACTATACATTTCACTCAATTAATGTCTTTATGGAATCACCTGCCGATAGAGCAAAGCAGCAGAGGCAATCTGCTAACTATGCATACCAACGTGCAATGGGGATCATTAAGAAGTGAAGAATCGATCTCAAACACGAACGAGAATTTGGACACATAGGGAGTTTGGTCCAATGTTTAAGTGGGCATTTAAACATGCAGGATCAACTGGAGGTGCATCAGGTAATCACTATACTCCTTCTCGTTATTATTCGATGCCAAAGAACAAATATAAGAATGGCTTGAGGCAAATACGTGGCAACCCAGTATTTGCATACCAAAGGAGACAAAAATGAAAGTTAAAGATAAGAAAATTTTAGTTAACATGGCAAAGTGCAGAAAGTGTGAAGAGATTATTGTCTCTACCCATCGACATGATTTTCGCTACTGCAAATGTGGTGCGATATCAGTAGATGGTGGTACTGCTTACTTGAAGCGTTCGTTTACTAATTTCAGCGACATCATTGAGATGTCGGAACATGAAGAATATGAGCGTGAAGAATTTGACTGGGAAACTAAACGTCGTGAACAAGATATGGATCTTAAAATCCATTTAATAAAAACAGCAAGAGAATCGGGGAGTATGTGATGTGCGCAGTTAGTGCTATTTCAGATTACGGACAAGGTGTTGTGTTTACGCAAGACTCGTTTGCAGAGTTTAAGAAGCTAATGGAAGCTGCAAAAATATTCGATGAGAAAACAAATCAACCAGACTGCGAGGATCCAGAGAAGCAAAAATGGATTGAAGTAGTTGAGAGGCAAGTTAAGGAATGATCCCATGCCCAAAGAATACACATATACCAACACAAAGAGTGGAAAAGTTATCTTTCGCTCTACAGAACCTAACTATGTTTCGAAAGAAGATGTAGATCAAAAGGTACTGAAAGAGACAGGACAAGATCCACGACTTACTAAACATATCATAGATTGCACGATTCGTGTTGTAGGTGAAATACTACCTCAACCTGGTAAAGGGCGATTCGACCGCAACAAGAGGATGTAAATGCTAACCAAACAAAACGTTGCTGAAAACGTGTGGGTAATCTATAGCGATACGCAAGAAGAAATTGGTAGGGCATTTATTCGATTCCAAGAGTTTTATGAAAATAAAGACTTGAAAGGAACGAAGGATATTACGATTCGCCAAATTGAAGATTGGTGGGCAAGGGAAGCAAAGAATTTAGAAACTCCAGAACCATATTATACGTTTTGGGCTGGTTTCAATCTTCCTGGTCATGTTATTCTTGCCTTACTATCTACTTCAGAATTTCGTTCCGGATTCTCTTTGTGGAGATTTATTGCTTCACCAAAAGACTATCCTCGTTGGCATCCCGAAGAAGACAGATTTCTTGATCTTCTACAGGACCTTACTGTCCATCAGATTCTTACTGGATATTTTATTGGTGTTTCAAAAGACTCAACAGAAGTATTCGATCACGAACTCTCTCATGCACTATTTGCAACAAATAGTTTTTACAAATCGGAACAGGTGTATAACTTGAGTCGACTTCCAAAGGACGTATACGAATCATTTCGACTTGAATTGTTATCGAATGGTTATCATCGTGATGTTATTCACGATGAAATGCAAGCATATTTTTCTACGTATACCAACGATCTTCCTGAAGAGTACAAACAACATATAGGACCCTTTATTAAAACGTTTAAAAAGTTCACAGAACCACAATTGGTTGAAGAAGAACTGATAAGAGAGTATACTGGTCCGATATATTATGAACCATGCGTATTTCGCGATTGTAAGTGTGAAGAGTACAGACCAGCAATATGGAGAGAAGATAATGGCAACATTTGAAGCAAAAGTTTACAAACTAAAGATCGAACCACATCCCAACGCAGACAAGCTCGAGCTTGCAGCCGTTGGGGACTATCGTGCGGTCGTAGGAAAAGGATTATACAAGACAGGCGACTTAGGTGTCTATGTTCAAGAAGGTTCGCTTGTACCAAAGTGGCTATGCGAGAAGTATGACTGGAAGCTTGCTGGTCCAGATGCAAACCGTGTTAAGGCAATTAAGCTTCGAGGAATCCTTTCTCAAGGTATTGTTGTCCCTTTGACATCTCCAATAGGTGGTTATGGTTATTCGCTCCTTGCTCGTAAGGAAGGCGACGAAGCTATCCTTTGTAAGGAAGGTGATGATGTAGCAGAACAGCTTGGTATTGTAAAGTATGAACCACCTATCCCTGTGCATATGGCAGGTGAAGTGTTTAATGCTCATGGATATACTTTGAACTACGATATTGAGAACATTAAGAAGTATCCTGATATCCTTCAAGAAGGTGAAGAAGTTGTCATGACTGAGAAGTTGCATGGCACATGGACCTGCCTTGGATGGCATCCAGTTCCTGGATATGTTATTACATCAAAGGGTTTGAGTGGTCAAGGACTTGCGTTTAAACTTAATGAGGCAAACAAAGATAATCTCTACCTTCGTTCTCTTGCAAGTACAGCATCCGACGATGGAGAGGATATTATCGATCGCTACTTTGGAGACTCTAATGCAAGAACAGATGGATTCTATATTCTTGGTGAAACATTCGGTAAGGGTGTTCAGGACTTGCACTACGGTACAACAAAGCCAGAGTTTCGAGTCTTTGACATCTACATTGGAGAACCAGGACAAGGTCGCTATTTGAACTTCGACGAACTGCACGATATGTGCAAAGAGTTGAATGTTAATATGGTTCCAGTTCTTTATCGTGGACCTTTTAGCAAAGAGAAGCTAAATGAGATGACAAACGGAAAGGAAACACTATCAGGTAAGGAAGCTAACATTCGTGAAGGTATCGTTGTTAAGCCAGTAGTTGAACGTCGTCATCCTGATATTGGACGTGTTCAATTGAAGAGTGTTTCTGAAGCGTATTTGTTGAGAAAGGGTGATGTCTCGGAATTAACATAATGGGATATTATCATCACTGTGGATTTACCCCACTTTGGGCAGCTTTTGCAGCTACTATATTAATTGTAGGTGTAATAGGCTATGCAGCTTATGATATTTGGAAACACACAAGGAATTAACATGAGTGAATTTACGGAACGACACGAAAAGCTATGCGAACTGGAACAACTCGTTGCAGAATTTTTTCGACTTGTTGATAAAATTGAAGAGAGTGACGGTGGAAGATTTTTCCGTCCCAATCAGCTTGTAATTAATTCTTGTCGTGCAATGGATGGAAATCGCTTAGGTCAGATCATTCCTCGTATCAAAGAGATCGTTGGTGCTCCACCTGCTACATCTGACGAAGAATTAGAGAAACTTAATACTCCTAACGATGAAAATGAAACAAAAATATAAATCTGTATTCATTTCTGATATCCATTTAGGAACACGAGGATGCAAAGCTGAATATCTTGATAATTTTTTAAGTTCTGTTGAATGTGACAATCTATTTTTGGTTGGAGATATCTTAGATTTTTGGGCAATGTCAAGAGGAGCAACATATTTTCCTCAATCTCATGTTGATATTATTCGTCGATTCCTAAATAAGGCGCGGAAAGGAACACAAGTTAAATACGTGATAGGAAATCACGACGAAATGTTTCGAAAATATTTAGATTTTTTAGTAGGTAGCGACTTAGGCAATATTAAAATTGGCGATGAGTTTGTACACATAACTGCTGATGGTAGAAAACTTTGGATTACACATGGAGATTTGTACGACGGAGTTGTCCGTCTTCATAAATGGATATCGCACCTTGGTGATATAGGATACACCTTGTTAATCTCATTGAATGGATACTTCAATAAGGTTCGCAAGTTCTTTAAAAGACCTTATTGGTCTTTATCTGCGTTTGTTAAACACAAGGTGAAACGTGCGGTCGAGTTTATAAACTCGTTCGAAGATGCTGTTGCAAAGCAGTGCAAAAAGATGGGATACGATGGAGTAGTCTGTGGACATATTCATCACGCAGAGATAAAGGACATCGATGGAATCACGTACTACAATGATGGCGACTGGGTGGAGAGCTGCACAGCTCTCGTTGAGCATTTTGATGGGCGAATGGAAATCATTACGTGGCATGAGGTAGGACATGAAGATCCTAATCATAACCGACGCATGGTATCCACAAATTAATGGTGTTGTTAAGACTCTCTCCGAAGTAGGTAAGGTCCTTTGCAATCAAGGACATCAAGTAGATTTTATTACTCCAAACGAATTTAAAACATTTCCCTGCCCATCGTATCCTGAAATAAGACTTTCGTGGAATACTTGGAAGTTAGGGGGTCTTATTCGTAAACTTGATCCTGATGCAATCCACATTGCAACTCCAGAAGCACCACTTGGAATAGCAGCACGCTGTTATTGTATATGGCATAAAATTCCTTACACATCTTCGTATCATACAAAAATTCCTGAATACATTCACATGCGTTATCCTTTTATTCCTGAAGGTCTTATCTATAGGTTTATGCGTTGGGCTCATAAGGATAGTAAGGCTGTTCTTGCTACAACTCCCACAATGCTTCGAGAGATGAAAGAACATAAGTTCAAGCCACGATTGGTTGTTTGGAATCGAGGTGTTGATTACTCTACGTTTAAATACAATGAAAATATTTCAGTCGATTACAAGAAGACATTGGTTTATGTTGGACGAGTATCTATCGAAAAGAACATTGAAGCGTTTTTAAAGCTAAAAATTCCAAACACTCGCCAACTTGTAATTGGCGATGGTCCTGCAATGAAAGAGGTAAAGGAAAAATATCCAAAGGCTATCTACGTTGGATATAAGAATGCTCAAGAGATTGCACACTTGGTTGGTAAATCATCTGTGTTTGTCTTTCCATCTAAAACAGATACATTTGGGATTGTTATGATTGAAGCAGCCGCATGTGGAACACCAATTGCAGCCTTTCCAGTAACAGGTCCAATTGATTTTGTTAAAGAAGGTGTAAATGGTGCTCTAAGTGAAAATTTACAAGAGGCAATAGAAAAAGCTCTCAAGGTTTCCCGTGAGAGCTGTTATCTTTATACTAAAGCCAATTATTCTTGGGAGAAGTGTGCTAAGATATTTTATGATACCTTGGCACCAATTCACAAAAATTTAGACTGACTTTGTAACATCCTTTGCAACGTCTGTTGCTACGGTTGTTTCAACAGTTGCGGCTGCTGCCTTTGCATCTGCTTCTACACCAGCAACTACTGCTGTGCCTGTTACTGCCTTACCTGACTTCCATAGCTTGTATGCAACTACTGCTGCTACAACTACGACTGCTGTTACGATTAATGATACTAACATAATGATCTCCTTTGTGCAAAATTACGCAGAAGTATTTATGTTGACTTTGTATACCAATTCTCGTAGTGTTTACATCTCTCATTACTGTGATTTTATACCCAAACCAAAAAGAGGTTGATTAAATGCCTGGAGTTCAATTAAAGCACCCAAATGAATCATTTGAGTCGCTAATGCGTCGTTTTAAGAAGTCTGTTGAAAAGTCTGACATCTTGAAGATTCTTCGTGAGTATGAAGCTTATGAAAAGCCAAGTGAACGAAACAAGCGATTGAAGGCTGCTGCTGTTAAGCGTTGGAAGCGTCGTGAATATGAACTTTCTTTGCCAGAGCACAAGCGTGCTGAGTTGGCAGAAAAGGAAGCTGCTGAACGTAAAGGTGGACGTCGCTAATAAATAGTTTCGGAAGTATCCCATAGAGGTCTATTGGCGCCGCTTGGAAAGCGGATGGGTAGTGAAAGCTGCCACGAGAGTTCGAATCCCTCTA